TATTGCTTCATTGCAATAACAGCACAGTTTAACAATAGATCCATTGATTTGATATTATCTTCTGCAATTTTTGGATCACTAATCTTTTGAAACTCTTTCATAAAATCTCTCAATAAAGAAATCTTAAGTGGTTTCATAGAAATAGTAGAACCATCTAATAGTTCTACTTCTACAACTTCGTAAATACTTGTTGCCATTTATTCCTCCTATAGAATATATTCAATTATATCATAGAAGGCTTATTAAATAAACAATGCCCACCCTTTTTAGGGGGTGGGCAAAGTCTCTATATTTAGTTTTTACGGACCAACGACACGATCAACGATCTTGCCATAGGAACCATTGGATGCTGGAAGTAAACGGAATGTAACTTCATACATAGAAGGTTCGTCACGCTTTGCAGAAACAGTTACGTTCTCAATTGAGAGAACACGATGTCCTACATAAACACGCTCTACCTTATCTGCACCAGTTGCTGTAGGATCTCCAGAACCTGGACCAACAGCAATAATTGCACGTTCTACAGGAACATCACCTAGATCACCAGCTGTTACGTCAAGAGTCTTAGTAGTGGTTCCTGTAAGATTGCTATCGTTAGTTGCAATTGCAACAACAAGGTTTTCAAGTGTAGCTTCAGCAAATGCTGTAACCATGCTAACCTGCATACCTTGCTTGTAAAGCTTTGCAACGTCAAGAAGCTGATCTACCTGTACTTCACCGAAGTCTGGTTGGAACTGTACTTCTAAACCGTTCATAGTGTAACCTACGTTTCTCCAGTTTGTTGTTGCTGCTTCTACAGTATCTGCATAAAGAGTACCAGCTACAAATGCAGGGATACCAGTAACACTGCCACTGTTAAATGCGTAAACGCCAGCTGCTGTGTTGTATTCTAGTGGACCCTGCTTCGAAACGAAGAGTTGGGCTGCTCCAACGATAATTTGATTGGAATTTCCACGAGTTGCCATATTTTTTTCACCTCTTTGTAGTCTTAAAATTTATGGGGAGATTGGCGTTTCCTAAGTTAAGTATACCTCTAGTTTTTATCATTCATTAAACTGTTTGGCATGATAGTCATATTTGATAATAAGGTCTCTTGTAGGGTTATATTCCATAAAATTAGCGACATCTTGTTGTGTATCTGTAAATCCTGACTGATATACATTGACACAATGGAAGGAATATCTGTTTAATTCTGGATAGTTGGCATCATTATAATCTGGCAAAGTTTTGGTAAATTCGTTAATATCCTTTGCTGCATCATCTTCTCTATCTAGGATATTTTGAATAAGACTTGTAAGGTTTATTGTTGTTGCATACCTATCCTGCTGGTTCCTGTTAATGTCGTACAGAGAGCCACCAACGATTGTATATCTCATTTGGTCAGTCTTGATAGGGTAGAAATATTTATAGCCTGAGCGTACTCTACTAAACTTATCAAACATAATATAAGGTAGATCATTGTCAAGAACTGCAGTTGGAAGATTATTTGCTGGTGCAGGAAAAAATGGAACTATGTCTGATCCCCCAGATGTTGGACCATATAAGTTATAGAATGATGGGGCATGGGTTTTAAACTGTTCCCAAACATATAAGTTAATAATATTTTCTGGTCTATAAATTACCATTGTTTCCTCCTGGAGCATTCATAATCCATGATAAAGCAGCTTTTCTACCTTTTGAAGAAGCCCCACCTTTTGTGGCAGAAGCAAAGTATTTTTCAAAAACTTTTGGATTTGCAAAGTATTGATAAAATCTAATTGCTTTTAAATGAACTTCTGTAAAGTAAGATCCATAGAATTCATCAAAAGCTTGTATAAATGACCCTCTTGTTGCTTCTCCTCCAGGATTTGCAATAACAATCGGTCCACTTCTAAAAAATTCTTCACCGTCTATTTCAAAGAATAATACATCTGCTTCAACTTGATTAATTGTCACAGTTCTTCCTTCTTCCATAATTTCTGCTTTATCATAAAAGGGTTCTGTTGATGTTGGGGAAGGAACCATTGACTGTAAAAATTCAGCATTAATTACTGCAGAAGTTTTGTTTACAGACATTGTTAATTCAAATAGTCTTTCTGCAGGATTTCCAACATTGCCCCACTCGTAAACGTGATGAAGCATTCCTGGATGAGATCTTGCAAGACCATCAAGATACAGGTAAAAAACATCAATTGACTCTTCGCCAACTTTTCTATTTAAAATATCTTGGTTTCTTTTTAGTTCTGAAGCAAAAGCACCTGTATATTCTACAGAGTTTTTAAGCATCTTGATAACTTTATCACCTTTAATTCTAGCTGTTATCATTCTGGTATATCCCACTTTTGATTTGCTGAACGGGTTAAGAATACTCTATACATTCCAATGTTATGGAACATGTCAAAGCTTGGAATAATTGTTTTAACCTCATACTTCGTTTTTACCGTCTCAGCTTTTGTTTTTAGGTTTTCGGTATTAATCCAAACTGGATCACCATTTGGATCTCTCATATTTGTTACTGCTGTAGCAGTTATTGGATAATATTTTTCAGAGGAGCTTTTTCTTATATCTTCATTTGTTCTAAAGAATAGGGAAGAGTTGTAATCAAAAAATTTATCTTTTACTTTAAGTTCTGCATCTAATACTCCAGAGGTTGCAGTGACTGCAGAACAATTAACAGTTCTATCAAACTGCCAAGTTCTTGTCATGTTTCCATACTCCGATTGAGTTTCTACTGCATAATATATATCTGCAGTCATTGGATAAAAAATATCGTCAAAGGCTGAATTAAAAAGCATTTATAACACCCCGATACGAATATTATTCTTATACTTTGTTAAAATCCTATCAACAACAAGGTTTCCAGTGGAAGCATTAAAGTTCTTTGCAAACTTAATCTTGAAGTCATCATTGTCAAAGGACTCAATATACTTATTAAGATATTTCATATTATCGCTTGAGATGTCTGAGCATAAAAGTCTTGTAGCTTCTTGAATATCTTGAGGTACTACCTTGTATCCAAAGTCTGCATCAATCACATAATCATATCCGTCAGAAAAGGCTCTAGATAAGTATCTATCTCTCCACACTTGTGGATATTCTGTTTTATTGCTTTCTTCGTGTAATGGAACTATCGAAGTCTTATCCTTGCTAATTGTAAAGGTTAATTCATTAGTATCTGATGTTGAATCATATAAAAGGGTTCCATTTTCATATACCTTGTAAAGCTTGTTAATCTTTTCATTGACTACTAGATAGTCAGATCCATTTCCAACAATCTCTTTTTCTTTTCTAACATATGCAAATCCTTGAGAAACTTCTGAATCAATAATATATCTTGCAATTCTTTCCATTTCTTTTACTTGGGCAGTGGTTTTATTTAAATCTGTGGCAAGGGTAGATATATTTGTATATGGTCTAATAACATCAATATTTGTAGTAATAACAACTTCGTCTAGATAATCATAAACAGTTGCATCTAAAACTGCGTCATAAGATGCGTACTTTTCGTCAAGTAGGAAGGAAACTTCTCCAGATCCGTTTGCAGTAGCACTTGCTGAAACTACTACATCTGATAAAATATCTGAATACTCAATGGTATAAAGTCCACTTGGGACAAGATCAGAAAAAGAGACTGTTGGGATACTCCCATTAATTCTTAAAACTTCCATTATTTAACACCGAAAACTTCGGCTACCTCCTCTGGGGATGTGACTCTAATTTTGGGAAATTTGCTAACCCAGATATCAGCATCTTTTTTACTTACAATATTATAGCCTTTAGTAAGTCTGCCAAGACTTTTTTCATAAACGCTTGCATTTTCTACAAACAAACAAATTAAATCTTTTTCAACTTTTTTCATAATACATCTATATTATTATATCATTCATAAATAGATGAAGGGGAGACAAATTAATGCCTCCCCTCCAAAATTGACTATAATTAGTCTTGCATGAATGCTACTGCATCAGTTTCTTCAACTGCTACACCAAAGCGTAGGAATACGGTATATTCTACTGTATCCTTCTTTGGCTTGAACTCACGGTGTACTGTTACGTCTCTCTGGAAGCCCCAGATGCGGTTTTCTGGGAATGTAAGTGATACATAACCAGCTGGCATCAAAGGAACTTCAACCAATGGAAGACCTAGAACACGGTATGCGATTGGGCTACCAAGGGTCTGCGGAGCAGAGCCATCAATAACACGCTCAACGATACGCTCTGAATTCAAGTTACCAGAAGAACCAAGACCGTTTACAATTGCTGCAACGGTTTCAGTGTCTGCATAGAACTTCATGTTTGAACGGGAACCACGGTACTTACGAGGCATTGCAAGAACAAGTCCCTGCAAACTTTCGATAGTTGTACCGTAAGTTGCTGAATTACCATCGGCTTCGATTGATACGAATCCTTCAAGGATGTTCAGGAAGTTGTTTGTACCAGTTCCTGTACCATTGATGGCTAGATCTTCAAGATCGTTAGCAAACGCACGAGTCATGGTACGGACCAAGTGATCCTCCAGACCTGCACCTTCGATATTATCTTCAAGAGCTTCAGTCGAAACTTCCCAATCAAGACGAATCTTCTTGGTTGTAAGAGTAACCTTTGTGAACTGAACATCAGCGTTAGTGTAGGTTGCATCAGCCTGGGCTGCTGCACGAATTACACGTTCTCCAACATTCATTTTCTCAAGCTCAGTTGTGTTAGCTCTCATTGTGACTCTACGACCATCTTGGGCTAGAACCTGCTGTTCAAAGATATACTCAATAAACTGACGTGACTGTTCAGGCTGCAAAATACCGCCATCAGACACTAGATCACCAACTGGGTTAGTATTGTCAAGAATTCCAGCTGCTGGAGTACTTACTCCACCAATACCACCAGATGCGATAGTACCAGCTGCAGCCGCTTTTTCTAAAATTTCATTATTTTCTGTCATTTTTTATTTCACCTCCAGTTTCTCTTAATGATATAGGTCAGCGGAATTTAGGAAACGTCCACCCCACATAGACCCTTTTCTTATTGTATTGCCCTGAACGATCCCGCCAAGATCGCCAGACTTACGGACAGCGGTATCGTCTTCTAGACCATCCACACGCTTTCCAAACTCTTCAAGACTGCCTCTTACTCCAGCAACTTCTTCTGCTACTGTGGCGTGACCTTTTTTAAGGTCTGCAATCTCTTCATTTAGTGACTTAATTGTTGAAACAAGTTCACTCACTGCCTCTGTTACTGAAACCTTAATTTCGTCAACAGCTTTTACAAGCTCAGAATCAGCTGAATCTGTTTCAACAACAGACTTTTCAACTTCAACGTCATCGGAAGCTTCTTCTGCAACTTCTTCTGCAGGTGCTTCTTCTGGATCAGCAGACTTAACTACTGTTTCCTCAACAGCGTCAACTGCGTCAACTGACTTTTCTACGGTTTCTTCGGCAGGAGCTTCAGCAACAACTTCTTCAGTTGCAACTTCTTCAACGGTCTCTTCTACTACTGTATTATCTTCTGACACGTTGTTCTCCTCCTCTATATTGTTTTTAACAATTGACGCATTATTGTCAATCGCTGATTCAAGCGTTTCGCCTGAAGTTTCTGGGGTTTCGGAAACATCTTCAGATTTAGCAAGGTCTGTAGAACCAATAAACTTATTTAAAATTGATTTAACTGTCATAGCTTTTTCTGTATCCTTTGTCTCAACAAAACCAATATTTTTCATACTGACTTCACATGATGGGCAACTTGAATCGTCAACTTCTGAAAGTCTGACGATACCGTCATTCTCACACCAGTAGACATTTTCAAGATCTGCTTTTGCAATTATACCATCAATTTGTTCATCCTTGTTAACTTTCTGGATTGACACGACATTTGCAAATTGATTTGCTGGATTGTCTACCAAAGATAGTTCATTAAGTTCATAATCTTTAACTACTCTAATTGTTTTGGCAACTTTTTCATCATAGGCATTTTCTGAATCTTTAATTATTCCGCCAATTGAAAAACCTGAAAGAGTGCCATCAAGAACTTTTTCCCAAGTATCCTGAGCACCCTTAGAAATATATGCATCTACATAAACACCGTTATAAAGTTTGTCTGTAGACTTGTCAAAAAACTTTTCTTGTCTAAAATTAACAACTTTACCAACTGCAATAGCTTGATGCATTTCTCTTAAATTACCACGGAATGTTTCAAAAGCCTTTATACTAACATCGGTAGGAACAATGTCTGCTTGCTTATCAAGGTTATCAAGCGTGGCAAATCCAGAAACGATTCTACGCTCTACATCCACTTTAGCAATTGGCATAGATAACTTGATATCATCGTTATCTGAAGTCCAATAAGCCTTGCTTAAATTAGTCATGTTATTCCTATTATATATGTATTTTTTATATGTTTATAATATTGTTATATTATACTACAGATCTTCCTTCGCCACCAGGATTTCTTCCTGTTGTGGTTGCGGTTGAATCAGATGCTTGATCAGTTCTTTGCTGATCTCTTTGTCTTGTTCCAGCCATTTGAGCATTTTGCTCTGCACGTTGTTGAGGGGTCATAACTACTGGAGTATCTCCTTGTGGAACTACTGGGAGTCCCAGTCTTGGTCTAATATCATTTGGAACAACAACTTGTGCTCTTAGATATCTTTCATCAATCTGGCTTTGAGTATTTTCATCAGTCAAAGTTAACTCATTAAACTTTAATAAAAGAATGTCTGTCTTTTCTTTAATAAGCTTATTAATTGTTTTTTCTAAATTCTTTTGAGCTGGTCTTGCTACCTGTTCTTTAAACGTTCTATCTGAAACAAGTGCTGATGCAATTGAACTACCAGGATCTGATCCAACTTTAGAAATTGGAACTTGATGTGCCATAAGGATGTCATGAACATTTGAAGTTC